GCTACCACATCATCCAGAACAGTGACTGCTTCGATTTCATGGACGACGTCGTCGGCAGTGGTCAGGCCATCTATCACACCGCTGGCTCCCTTCGGAATGGTCGAATCATCTTCATGACCGTCAAGCTTCCGGACGACGCCAAGGTTGGTGACGACAAGATCGAGAAGTACATCCTGCTGTCCACCTCACACGATGGCTCCAAGAGCCTCCAGGTTCGCTGGACTCCCGTCCGAGTCGTCTGCATGAACACGCTCGGCGCTGCCCTCCGCACTGGTGCAGACAGCATGATGACGGTGCGCCACACCAAGAACTACCAGACCAAGGTAGGTCAGGTCCGTGAGGTTCTTCAGCTCACCGACCACTACTACAAAGTCATGGAAGAGGAGTATAACCGTCTTCTGGACGAGCAGTTCTCCACCTCCCAGATGCAGACCCTCACCGAGCAGCTGATCACGTCGGAAGGCGAAGCTTCCACGAAGACCAAGAACAATCGCAACAAGGTCCTGGAACTCTTCCACACCGGACGTGGGCAGGCTGCTGTGGCCAACACTCGCTGGGCCGCTTACAATGCCGTCACCGAGTACGTGGATCACTACGCCACCACTCGCAAGGTTGGCGACACCACTGCGGGTGAAGCTCGCATGAACTCAGTCATCTTCGGCGCTGGTGCTGGCTCGAAGCTGAAACAGAAAGCCTTCAACCTGCTGAAGGTAGACCCGAAGATCCAGGAAACCGTCCTGGCCTAACAGAATTACCGTCCTAACGCCTTGGACTTAGGGCTCTCGGAAAGTGCGATCCGGGAGCCCTCCTTTTGAAGCCTCTCGGCCATTCGGTCGCAACCCCGGATTATTCGAACGGCATTTGCCGGAATCCGGGGTTTTTCATTTGCATCCTCCCTCATATGAAGTATACTTTAGGTATACAGAGGACCTTTGAGGAGATCAGACATGGCAACCAAGACACGAAAAATGGAACTGATCGACGAGATCGTGAATCGCACAAGTGAGGGATTTGATGAGGCGACCTACAGAGAAGCCCTGAATCAATACAGTGAGGAGCTTCTGGCTTACGCACTGGACACCCTGAATCGCTGAACCCACATAAGACCCTTGAGGAGAATCGAAATGGAACGCAGATATCACATGAACACGAACGACGGTCGCTTCGTAGAGATGCCCTTTACGACAGTGGGACTGGCCTTTCTCCATGGCCTCCGCAAGGGCCGCTCTGATCTGTTCAAGTATCAACGGATCACCGAAGTTCTCCAAGCCTACCCCAGCAAAGTTGCTGTGGGTGAACTCCACACTTACGGTCTTTGAGGAGTCATGAGATGAAGTGCCCGAAATGCAAAGGCTACGACGTGGACGTTTGTCCGGAACTGGATGCTGACTTTCAGTGTGGCGAATGTGGTCACAAGATCAAGCGCCGTGTTCGCCGTAGGACTCGCCAGCAGAAGCAGCGCACGCTGGCGAAGACCTGGATCTAATATACCTCCTTTCTTGTTGTTGGGCTCCCTGAATTTCGATTTGGGGAGCCTTTCATTTGCAGGAAGCCAAGGAAGCTGCCCTAAGAGACATTGATGTAATGGAGATCGTGACCATCGAGCTTTCGTGATTTTCCAGAAAAGTAGGTCCCTTGAACTGGTGAAATCCAAGGGACCTCCGGAAAGAAATGAGAGAAGCATTATCTGAGCCCCTCAGAGCCGATTTGAGGGGCTTTTGTTTTCATTGGTCCCAGACTCCCCTGAGCCTGAGATCGCCCGCTGGAGCCTGCCAAAACGCCTCTGAGAGGCTGTCTGCTACTCCTCGTCAAGCACGTGGGTCAAATATGAGCCAATCAGGCCCTCTTGCTTATGCCACAAGAAGCTCTGAGCCGCTCTGTCCTTGCCCACATATCCCTGCTGATAGTGCCATGCGTCCGTACTGCATAGCGATGGAATCACCCGGACGCTCGTCGCGCCAAATGACTCAGTTGAAATGAAGTCCATTTTCTTCTTCTTATGGACATGCCCGATATGAATCTCTCGATATTTCGTATCGGCCCAATCCCTCGTGTACTCGTCCATGAAGATCCTAGGCAGATCCCTAATCGCCTCAGCGTCACCATGTGTATACCCAATGAAGTTCACACCATAGCGATAGTGCTTCCTCGAATTCGGAGCACAGTTGACGCTCACGTTAGGATCGTGCGTATGCAACGCATCCAGGACCTGCGCCAGATAGTACGATGACTCAGGGTCATGGTTCCCTGGCACCCAGAGGATGCTCACAGGAGCCACTTGCCGACACAGCTCAACGGCCCGAATGACCGCCATCTTCCCTGCCTCAAACACCTTCGCAAATCGACAATCACAATCCAGACGGTTCTTACTCTTCGGAGTCGTCGCTGTCGGATCGTTCAAGTGGAAGAAGTCCTGCCCGAACGGGATCAGGATCTCCTCGATATTGTGATTCTGCACCTTGTTCAACAGATCCTGCACAGCTCTCAGGTAGAACCGTTCCGCGATCTTGATATCGTAGTCCTGGCGAGTCTCGTATCTCCAGGCCAACATGCCGAAGTGATGATCATACAAGCAGACCTCCAGCAAATGCGGATCAGTCACAGGCTTGTATGTCACTGGTGTGTAATCAGGAGCAAAGCCACGAAGACGTTCCACTAAGTTCTCCATGACTACTTCCGGAGCCTTGTGGTTCTTCTTCCGCAACCATGCCTTGACCTGATAATTCGTGAAGGTCTCAGGCACCCCTGTCCCTGTCTTCTCTCCACCCATGGTGACTTCCCACGAGTTGACGATGTGACGCTCCACCTCCCAAACTCCCATGTCCACGTCGGACACAGCAAGCAAATCCTCCAAGGTCTTGATGTCCAAAGATCTCGTTGTGATAGTGGCCGTATCCTGGCCCATGTCTTTCTTGATCTCCTCCACAGGCTTGCCCAGAGGAGCATTCATCCACTCCTGATCAGCCTCGTCTGCCCCATGCTTCTCGATGTAGGCCAACGCTCGTCTGACACGGCTGGGATGCTCACCCAGCTCCCTGGCGATGGACGCACGGCCCCACTCAGGATGCGCTTCTTTGAGTTTCCTTACTCGTGCTCTTAGTTCGTTCAACTCCATGTGTACCTTCCTCCTTATTCACACACTGCCTGATGTTTCCGGTGATACTCCAAGACTCTATCCCGGAACTCCTCAATCTCGTCCCAATCGCACTTCCAGATCTCCGATGGTACACCGTCCATGCGTAGACACGGTTTCCCATTCTCCAGCTGACGTGCCAACTCAGCCTCAGCTCCTCCGGATCTCTCCCAGAAATGAGCAAACAGCCCCTGGCTCATGTCACCCAGTGTGAAGTCTGCTTCCAGCACATGGTCGATTGTTACGTAGCCATGGCCCAACAGGTACTGTACGATGCGATCATACGGAGCCACCGAGATCCACTCGATTTCCGGTACGATGACCTGCAACGCATCAATGTTCCGTTTCGCCTTGGCACAGTTCGCTGCCATGTCTTCCATGGTAGCCGCATCACCCTTGTTCCCACGAATGGGAATTGCGTAATACACTTTCGGTCTAGCCATTGTCACTCCTCTCAAAGCATGTTACGTCTCTTCCTTCCAATCCTTACTACGCCACCACGCCTAACCGACGTCGCCGGATGCCTCTTCACCGATCCCGGCTTCACCATGACTGGGTCAGGCTTATCAATCTCCTTCTTAGGTGGTGGAGCATTCCGCACTGTCCTCGATGCCTGATAATGCTTGATCACAGGCTCCTCTACGTCAGCCATGTAATCAAAGATCGTGCAGTACTCCTCAGGCAGGATGAAGTACGGATAGTCACCCGCCTTCAGTGCCCGATCCAGCCCCACCTGATCCCACAACTGCGGATGTGGCTTGCACTCCGCAATCCACCGATCAATGATCTCGTGTGTTGTCGCACAGTTCTTGAAGTACAGTGTCCCACTCAACAGCTCAGGCTTCACATGTTTCCGACGCCTGCGTGAATGGTCCAGAACGTGTGCTGCCAGATACGCATCGTCACGCTCATCATATTCATCGAACAGAGACGGGTATTTCAGGAACTCCGCATCCGCATCCACATACACCACCGACTTCGGGAAATGCTTTGCCAGCATCTCCTGCACAAAGTGGGGCTTCCACTGGGTGTTCGCATACCAATCACCCTTCGGTTGGATAGGAGTCACGTCATAGGTCAGATTGAACCGCTTCATCGACCGAATCAGCCGCTTGACATGCTCCTCATACGGAGTCCCCACTGTGAAATAGGCTGTCACTACGTAAGACATGTCACAACTCCTTGATTTGATCTCGAATTGACGGGATCATCAGGCGATCATTCAATGGTAGAACTGTCGCAAGTGTCCGGTTGCAATCTGCACCGGGGGCACATGGTTCTATATCCAGTTCGAGACCAAAATGTTCGCTCAAAAGTGATAAAAGTTCGTATTTTGTCACGATATCTGAGAATACATGGAAGATTCCCTTTTTCCATAAATTACCCTCCATGATCTTCTCGCAGATGCGTGCATATTCGTTGGTAGTAACGCCATTCCACCGATGATTCGTGAATCCACGCACCTTCTGCCCAGCCTGACTCTTCGCCCACGCAATCAGACTTGCGTCCTTGTGCAGCTCATTGCCAATGATGCTCGTTCGCAGCGTCATGCACTCCGTAGACTCACCCATGACCTTGCTCATGCCATACAGATCCTGACAATCATGTGCATCTTCCTCAGTATAAAGTCCCTTCTGGCCTGAGTAGACACAGTCAGTAGTGATATTGATCAGCTTGATCCCATTCTGATTGCAATACTCCGCGAGAACGTGCGGAAATACCGAATTGATCAGCAGCGTGTTTGCCGCACCTGTTGATTCAATGAATGGCTTGATGATCCCCAGGCAGTTGATCACATACTCTGCCTCTCTGGGGATCTTGTGCATCGTGTACTTCTCGTGTGGAAGCCGAAATGACATCCACTTGCCCGGATACATGGGCTCCTGCACCCCATCGTCACTCCGACACGTCAGGAGCACCTCGTCACGTCCATAGATGTTCTGCATATGCTGCCCCACAGCATTGCCCAGCATTCCCGTTGCACCCAATACGACTACCTTCATCTGTAATCCTCCTGCCAAAGCCCTTCTCCGAATGCATCCCATTCCAGACGATAGTCATCACCCCTGCTCTCTTCCATCGTAGTGGTCGAGAAGAACATCACTATCGTATCTGCTGTCAAATTCATGAATCCGTTGTAGTACCCAGGTGGAATCCACAGCACCTTCGGTGTGTCACTGGACAGTGTCACCTGTACCAAATCTGGATCATGCCCCACTACGATGTGTGGAGTACGAGAAATCGGAATCGCCTGGATCAGCGCCGCACCTTTCGGCACATAGACATACTTGCCCTCGATCTTGTGACCATGCCATGCCCGAATAAACCCAGCCGCATGATTCTCCACCTGATAGAACCGCTTCACTCCTACGAATGCGAAGTCATTCACAAACGACAACGGCCCACGATCATCCACGAACTTCCCACCACTGATAACTTCCGGTTTCTCTGTCATAGCCATCTCCTGTATGTATTCTCAATGTGCAATTGATTGCTATAGATCGGACTGCCCAAGTTCTTGATTCGATTGTGCTTCACCAAACTCACAATGTCATGTACACCATTGATCAGCTTCCACTGTGGTGATGGTGCATCCAGAACTGCATGCCACCGATCAGTCGAGACACGGTAGTTCCGCTGGTCCTCGAACATCATCTCCACCGTCTTCACCTCACACTCCGGAATCACCTTCTTGATTTCCGTTGCAATCTCGTGAATGCGAAAGTTCCCCGCACTCAAATTGAACAGACCCTTCAGCTTCGGATGATTGACCGCATACCGAATGGCCTCACCCACATCCTTCACGTGAATCATCGGTCTCCACTGCTCACCTCCAAACACTGTCAGAGGCTCACCACATGCGGCCTTCTTCGCCAGGATGTTCGCCACCAAGTCCAACCGGATACGTGAGAACAGATCACCAACACCATACAGAGTCCCTAGCCGAAACACCACACTACGATCTGCTGCATGCTCCAGGATGTACTGCTCAGCCTCCAGCTTCGTCTCCGCATACACTGACAACGGATTAGGCGCAGCGTCTTCATCGATGAGATCGTTGTTGACCCCATACACACTGCATGTACTCGTGAAGATGATTCGTCCATCGTAGTTGTCCACCAGCCACTTCACCGCATCTGCATTCACAGCCTGCGTCAAGAACGGATCAGCCGCACACGCACCATCACCCACGATAGCTGCCAGCCACACCACTGTGTCAAACTTCGGTAGGATCTCCAGTAACTTGGACCGATCCCGGATGTCACCGTACACGAACGGCACATGCTTCATGAACCGCTCTTCATATGCCAAAATGTCATACACGGTCGGATCTGGATCACAATGCTCCCGCGCTGTGTACTGCAACAGGTCTGTCAACCACCCACCAATGTACCCGGCACCACCTACCACTAATGTATTACCCATCATCCTTCTCCTAAAAGAAACTCCTTCTCTTTCCTTTCTCCTTCGGCATATCCGCATGTGGAACAACCGATTCATGCAACATCTGAGGATCGTTGTTTCTGAATCTCATGCACGCGCACATATGCAAATCATGAAATGACTCAAACGGAAGACAGTCCATGGTTCCCTTGCCTGTGTAGATCGCTGGGTAGGATGCGTAATCAAGTTGCAAATCGTCATACGCCCTCGTGAATCCGATCTCTATCCCGATCCCATTGTAGTTCTCCATCCCATACTGCATCATGACCGTAAACTGCTTCCTTGGTGCTATCGCAGCTGGGAAACACAGCGAATACTCATCCCGGATCTCTGGCAGCTTCACCAAGAAGTCACCATCATCCGCTCTAATCCAATGCGTCACATCATTGATGTATGCCAACCGCTGCTCTCTGCCTGGGCGCTCCACGAATCCCGGAACATTCAACAGGTTCTCTTGATGAATGTGCGTATTGTAATTGATCCAGTTGATCCCAAACCTGTTCCACAGAGCATACAAAGTCTCCTCTGTAGGAATCCGCTCGATCACCACATGGTCCTCACAGTAGAACAGGAACTCATCGTCAATGTTCGCCACACCACGCTTGATGTTGTTCAGCATGGCCCGCTCTCCCGTACACTCGCCCAACACGACCGTCCAACCCTTTGGAGAGTACCGCTGACGGAGCACATGCTCACAGCCCACCACATCCGGCTGTAGGTCGATGGAGAGCACCTTGGTATTCAGCGTCTCAGACACCGTGTTCGCACGATCAATGGAGTCCAGGAGCCGACACGTCAAATCCAGACGATGAGGCAGATTCGTTGTGATAACCAGACAGCCGACGCTCATTATCGTTTCCCCTTGCACTTACCATCATTGCCGATTTCAATCAGGCTGGGACATACGCACTCACCATTCCGATTCGCTACACAGTCCACAACACCACACTTCACCGTGGGCATATTCCAATCCCTCGACGTTGGGAATCGCCCACCCGTTCTATTGTGGTCCATAAGCCCATGTTTTTCCATCACGCCTCCTCCTCAATGATTCTCACGATTCTCTCCGCTGTCTTGCCATCGCCTAGCCACTCCAAACCCATGGGACCATCCTGATCCAACCATGCCATGGATTCTTCAAACGATCTCTGATCCATGCCCAGCATAAATGAACATCCTGCATTCATCGATTGGGGCCGCTCTGTATAATCACGTGGCACAATCACCTTTGTGCCCAGCAATGGGGCCTCCTCTTGGGCCGTGCCAGAATCTGAGAACACAAACAGACTGTGGTACTGCGCCTCCAGAAATTGCTTGTAGGACATCAGTGGAACAGGTCGCACTCGATTTATGCAGATGTGGTTCTCTGACAATGCTCTCATTGTTCGACCAAAAGACACCATATGCACCGGCACATTGTAACGATGAGAGTAATCATTGGCATACACCATGATCTGAGCCAGCCGCTTCCGGTCCTTAAAATTCTCAGGACGATGAATGTCCATGATGATATGATCACGCCGAGAGGGACCCTGAGCCCTCAACTCCTCTGCAATAGGATCACACACCTCCCTGATAGTATTGCCTACCACCCAGATTCCCCACGTGTCAATGCCCTCATTCAACAACTGCTTCTTGTAGTCCTCATGATAGACAAAGTGCATGTCACAGCAATGGTCACAAACCGTGCGATTGATCTCTTCCAGCATCCGACGATCATAGGACCGCATGCCAGCCTCGATGTGGCCCAACTTGTACCCCTCCTTCTTCAGGCCCACCGTGCAGATCACCGAATTCGTGTCACCTAGGAACAGGATCAGATCCGGATCTAGGTTCTCTGCACGAATCAGCTGAATGACCGCCTTGGTGATGTCACCCGACAGCTCGAAGTGCTCCTTGCCCGGAGCCCCACAACCCAGATTATAATCAGGCTCGCGTATCTCCAACTCATCGAAGAACACGCCACTCAACATCTTATCGTAGTGCTGCCCTGTGTGGACCAAGATATGCTCGATACTGTCACTCTCGTCCAGTTTCCGGAAGACTTCTCTCATCCGGATGAAATCAGGTCTAATTCCTGTCACCGTCATCACTGTTTTCATCTCTTCCCTTTCCGTCAAACCGTTCCCAACAATAGTAGTACAATGCAAGATCGTACTGATTGTGCTCCATAGCCAGCTTCTCTGCGTTCTCAGGTAATGGGGCCTTCTCTGTCCTCACATTGTCCTTCGTCGTATTCTGCATTGGGACCTGGACACCAGGATCACGTCCCATGACCTGGAGCATCCGATCAAACGACGCCTGCATCGTCATCTGGAAACCCACAAAGTCATACCACTGATTGATGTTCGCCACAGCTCTCTTGTACATCGCACCTGTACACGACCCAGTCAACGTCGCAAAGGTCTTATTGATATCATTCGGCCAGCCACTGATCATTCGTGTAATCAGGTTGTTCCCAATCACCGTCTTTGTGCCCGACACAAACTCCTCAAAATCATGAACACCCTCATGCGTATGCACCGAATTCAGTCTCCACCAATACTGTGTGTACCACTGCGAAATCACACGCTGCACAGGCTCCCGCATGATAGTCACATAGCGGCATGGTTTCTTTGTCGCCTGATGAAACCCAAAGTTCACATGCCCTGTCACCAACTCCACAGACATATCATGCTGAACAAAGAACCGATGATGATCATTCGGATACAGTCCCTGAAACGAGTACATGTTGCCCGTACCAAACACATTCCGAAGCGCCGTTGTCACTGATGTACCACCCACCTTAGGCAGGTGTTGAAAGATCCACATGCCTACTCCCATCCAAACTTATCCCGACAATACTCATACAGCTCATAGTCCAAGCTGTTGTTAGCCTCGATCCGTCTAATCTGATTCGGAGTGGGCTTGACCGGATTCGTCATCTTGTTATGATGACCCAGATGTGGAAGCTCACGCCCCAAAAGCATCCCGATCCGCTTCACAGACATATCCAAACACTCCAATGCGCCCACGAACGGATACCACTGATCAATATTCCGCTTTGCTGTCTCCAACAAATCCCTGGAGCATGGAGCCCACTTCAGCTTCAGTCCCGTACTCTCAGGACCCAATAGCCCAGCCACCTTTCGTGTCATCAGATTGTGGGACTGTGTGAATGCAGGATCATCAATGAAATCATCGAAGTCCCGATAGACACGCCCAGAATTCCACAGATCGATGTTGTGCTGGACATATGTGTGGCGCTCATGCCATGCAAAGTGTGACACCACTCGTGCCAGAGGATCTCTGAGGATCGTGATGTATCCCTGGACGCCATCAAAGAACCGATGTATGCCGAACAACAAATGTCCCCGCACCATCTTAGTCTTCTCTGTCCATCCCTCCACCACCTCCGGAGTATGCCTATTCGGAAACGTCGTCGTCTCCAAAATCTCCTCAGGCTTGTACGTTTCATACAGGGCATTCTTCAAGGACATGCCGCCTGTCTTTGACATATGCTGAATGATCCACATCTTAGCACTCCGTTACTACAAGGTATCTCTGATTCAGATTGTTGGTCTCACCCAACACGGCCTTGACTCCATTGGCCTCGGACCACTGTTCCCATGCCAAGTGCTCACCCCACTTCTCTGCGCCCTTCCCAATATCGATAGGATCAAGCCAGTCATCAAAGTAGATCGGAAGACCAATACGAATCATCGGCTTGATGAAGTCCAGCACCTGGATAGTAGACAGATGAATGTCCACATCGATATTGACGAACATCAACGGAAGACTCTCCTTCACCGACAATAACTTCTGTTGCAATTCCTCAGTCAGTGTGTCCGCATAGAAACCCTTCACGGTTCTAAACTGCTCATTATCTGGATCAAGCCCAGACAGCTGCATGTGCTCACGCAAAATCTCTTCCCCATATGCAAAGCAGCCCTTGCCATGCCGCTCTGGAGCCCACACACCATCGGTCTCTTCCGGCAGGCCCTCAAAGGAGTCAAACCCCATCAAGACACACCCCTCTGCCCAATCCTTGATCTGCTGCGCCTGCCACACATAGCTATTGCCCATGCCTACGCCAAACTCCAACGCTAAGCCTGGACCCATGGTCTCGTATGCCTTACGAAACGCCAGCTTCAAAATACCAGTTGGATTCGGTTCCCATCCCATACTCTTCTCCTTATCCCAGTGACTTGATCAGATCTTCCAGCACAGCCACACTTCCCAGCTTGCACGTGCTAACCCATCGGTGATTACTTTCCACAACCGCTTCATACCAATCCTCATTCTCTGACATCTGTTGTAGCAGTTGCGATAGCCCGTTATAATCTCTTGTCTGTCCATAGAATTCTCCAAAGTTAACAAACGATCCTCCAGGCACATAGTCCTGGATGTTGTAGCATCCCATGTAGATCGGGATCGTCCCCGCTCGGAAGCAGTTCAAGATCCTCTCTGTCATGAACCCCTGTGTCCAGAAGGGATGATACGAGGATTCCAGGCACAGACAGAACTTGTACTCACTGATCTTACGCAGCTGATTTGGATGACTGTGATGGATAGGTGACTCCACCTCACCCTGATAACAGCTGCCACCCCATTCACGATCCTTCGGAGCCCACACATGCCGAACCAGATCACCGCCGATGTTCTGCATGACCTCATTCCGCAACCAATAGATGCAGCCTGGACGTCCATTCTGATACACGTTGTTCAGGCAACACACCCCATTGATCTTCTCCTTAAACGGCACCCTCTCGGCCAATGGCGCTGGAGGATTACACCCCAACACACCCTGCACCAGATGCATGTTCAGAATGGGCTTATACATCTCAAAGAACGCCGGATTCCACGTAATCACATGCTCATACTGACGCAGCATTTGCAGATCCCAGTTCTCAGGCATCCCAACGTATGGCTCTCCTGGGTAGAAGATGCGGTAGCCATTCTCTCGACTATGCACCTTCCCATCGAATCCCTTCCAGTTGAAAGCCACATGCGGATATTGCTCATTCAGTCTCGTCCAATCATCCATTTCTCTTCCTTCGATAGACCACCTTTGACATGAGGCAGGTTGAGTTGTGGTGGCACGGTCTCTTTCCCAATGTGTAATCTCGACAGTACACCTCATTCACAAGATCATACGGACACTGAATGATCTTCCCGCCAATGATGTAGTTCGCAAAGTTGCAGTGACAATCTGGCAATGTCTTCGTTGATTCAAACACACCGCGCTTCGACACATGAATGTCCATGTCACCCTCATACTGCCACATGAACTGATGCACCAGCTCCTTGTACTCAATGACTGGCATCGTCAGATCCGTATCATCGAAGAACTCCTTTCTCGGATTGTCCAACTCACGTAGGCTGGAGATGAAGAACACCTTGCACATCCCAGTGCTCTCCACCGATTCCGCTGTGGACAACATGTCCTCCACTGTGGTGGTCCGTGACACCATGAAGTTCGCATCGAACGGAACCTGTGCATCCATCACATTGTGAATGCCCTTCCCCGGATGGAATGTGCCATACAGTGACACTCGCAACTTCGCATTGTACTTCGCAAATGCCTCCCCGCTGAACCCATCCAACTTGCGACCGTTCGTGTAGATGGTGGTCTTCAGTCCCAACTTCTGATTGTAGATCAGCATCGCTTCCAGATGAGGATGCAACAAGGGCTCACCACCCAATAGGTTGATCTGCCGCCCACCACGTCTCCAGAACACATCCACCGCACGCTCATACTCATCCAGGTCGATGTCCACGCTATCCTTCATCACCTTACGAGCAAAGCATCCTGTACACTGCAAATCACATCGATTCGTGATGAAGATCTGAAGCGTGTATCGCCTGCTCAGTGGTAACTCTTGATATTTGTGCCACGGAAATTTCATGCATCCGCTCTCCCACAAAACTCAATTGTCGTCTCTAAGAACACTTTGCCGACACATATCTCACCCTCGCCCACTATCGTCTCTGCCACACCCTGTGCAGATGAAAGCAACTCAAATGTCATCGCATCCTTATCAAAGTGCGACCACTCCTTACCCGTCCAAAACCTATGTTCATCAAAGACCTCATCACTTGCAAGCCATGGATCTGTCTTTTTGGGAGGTATCACCGCCATGACCACAAACTCAAAATGCCCACCTCTTATCCATTTCATACGCCGCTCCCCCACTCACGAGTCTTGTTCCGGAAGAAGTCTGCTGGACTCTTCGTCACAAACAACTGACGCATAGCCAGAAGCTGCTCCGGAGTACAGTCTGTCGCTCTCGGATGCCAGGGATGAACCGCAGCACATGCCGCATCAGGAACCAAATACACACCCAGATGGTACAGCCGACAGAACATATCTGCGTCCTCCCATCCATAGCTCACATAGTCCTCGTCATACCCTCCGATTTTCTGGAAAACACTGGTGGGCGCTGCATATGCATAGTGGAAGTAGGTCGATGGGTTTACCTGCCCATCAGCCAACTCAATGATCTCCTTTGCATGGTACGCATTCTCAGCCACCATCGGAATCACAAGACGAGTCAGAGGCATATGCTCCAACGCCCAATTGACACCACCTGTCACCTCCAGCATGTCTTTCGTGCGATGCTCAGGCACCACCCACACCTTCCCAGCTCGCCACGGTGTGTGACAATGGATCGCCCGATAGATGAAGTCTCCGGTCATGATGACCTCTCCATCCTTCTGCAAGGTGATCTCACTCTCATTCCGTCTCAGGAAGTAATTCCGAATGAACGCGCCGTTCCTCGGCCCCTGATGGTCATGGAGCAATGTGAATGATCGCACATTCTTATTACGCAGATGCGACCAATTGTGATTCACATTGTCATTTCCGATCACCAACAGATAATCTTTGGGATCGACCTTCGTTCGAATCTGATTGATAGCAAACTCAGTCAAATGAGAGTGTGCGTAGTTCGGCATGAACACGACCAACTTCTTGCTTCGTGTCTCTGCCCAATCAAAATCCTGCTTAACGTCCAAGAGCTTCGCCATCGTTCACATACCTCAAAAGGTGACACACGATATTGTCATAGTCTCTATACGTTTTTTCCGTGAGAAAGTTCTGTGCTTTCCCCGCTTCTGGAGCGCCCGCATACCAATGAATCCCGATCACATCCGGCTGAATCACCTCATTCATGAATCGACCAGCAGGCTCTGTGAAGATCACCAAAGCCGCACGTGTCGGATACACGGTGCGAATATCGAAGTTGAACACATCTGAAGCCCCCATATCAATCACCGTCTTGTAGAACGGAGATCCCACACTCTGGTATTGCTCCAGGTTGATGTTGTTTCGTGCCAGCTCAAACAGCTTCGTGTAATGCCGATTCCCCGGCGCTCCCGCCAGGAACCCAATACTGTGGTATGGAGGCCCATTCGCTGGCGTAGGGTCCTGTGTAGGCCCACCACGACGATAGCAGAAGTATGCCGTATGATCCGTCTCCCGCAACACCGCAGACAGAGGACGATAGTAGAGGATGTCAGAATCACTCCACAAGCCTCCGACCGTAGACAGCAGGTACAGGCGAATGATGTCAGACTTGATCACCTCAGGCAGGTCATTAGAGAACCCAATGGCCTCCATATCGAACGGAGCCACATGGACACCAAGATTCTCCAGCCGATCCATGTAGTCCTCTGTGTCCAATCCTTCCTTATTCTCAAAGGTCACCCATGACTGAGTAGTCGTCAGCTTCTTTGGCACATATAGCACCATCCTCCAGTCCGGATTATACTTCCGGAAGGAATACAGGGCCATGTACCGCAAATACGGAAGGACCGATCCACCCCAGTAAAAGAACGCCTGCTTAGGGACAAATCTCATAGCTCACCCTTTCTGATCTTCGTCGCACTGATGTCCTCGATAGCTGCATCCAAGCGAATCTCACGAATACCATAGCCCACTCCACGACCATAGCATACCTCTGCGATGTCCGGAATCACCACCACCTCCGCATCCGGGACCTGCTCTTTGATCATCGCCCTCCGCTCCGCAACACTGTATGGGTTGCTCTCCGAAATCTCCGTGTCACGAATGCCGATGAGAATCTTCTTGCCCTCTTTCCGCACCTGATCAAATAGAGTCTTATGTCCCTCATGAAGAGGTTGCCACCGACCAATGAACAGGCTGTACTTGTTATCCTTCAACACACCCAAATGCTTTCGGATTGTATCCGCACTCTGCTTCACTCCAATGTAATCATGGTTCACCATACAGAACCCACCTGGATTATCCATAAACTCTTCGCACGTAGGCTCCTCATAGAAGTGACCTTCACGTTCCGGCATTGTGCGCTTGATGTAGATCCACTCAGGGTCACATACATTTGAGATCTCTCTCCGCACTTCACGCATCGGAGCAATGACTGTCACCATCACATCATGGTGCTGTGAAAGAATCTTCGCCAACCGAGCCACTCTCAGATTGTGCTCCCGACGATCTTCTCTAGAAAACCCAGCGCCCAGCGAGATACTTTCCCGCATCTCATCACCATCCAGAATTACGCAGTTCCAGCTCTTTTGAATCTCCCTCGCCACCGTCGTCTTTCCAGCCCCAGACTGTCCTGTCAACCACACTATCCTTCCCATTCTTTCTCCTCCCTATCCAATCCATCCACAAGTGGAAGTGGTAATACAACACGATGTTCAGCAGATTAAATGCCACACTTGTCCCTATCGCTGCATGCCACTGCCCAGTCATAGCAAACACCACGATTGCATGTATCAGCACGTTGTGCAATCGATACAAGATCCCTTGAACAAACAAACCCTTCATCCCTGATCTCCATCATCGCAACATCTCTTCCATCTTCGCGTAGATCTTCCGATTTCGTTCCCACAATGGACAACCACCCACGAGACCGGGATTCTTCGGATGCCACTGATGCACCACAAACAAACCATTCGACGTACTGTCAATGCACACGCGAAGCTTCTTTCGAATGCGAAGCAAGAAATCATTGTCCTCGAAACAGTACCCAAGAGCATATGCCTCATTGAACCCGCCCAACTTCTGAAGATTCTTCGTCGTAATGCCCGCACAAAAATGATACCACTTTGGAAACGCACTTGGATGATGATACCACTGTTCCTTCTTGAAAGGCTGCACGATACTCCGCACCTGCCCTCCCACATTGCCCCCATCCACCTTCGACAAGAGCCCATACTCAGCCTCCGTAGAAGCGTAGCAAGGAGCTGCCACATAACTGCCTGATCCCACACGAGAACGCATGTCACGCAGAATCGGCCCCACATGCACACACTCCGCATTCTGAATCACCACCACGTCCCCAGTGACCTCTGCAAACCCCATATTGTAAGGGACAGATGGGTTGATCCAGTACTTCTCCTCGTTCGACACCTCCACCAACGTCACTTCTGCGCCAAGCTCCTCGATGACAGTTTTGGCCCTCAGGCCCTCATCCGAAGCATCATCCACCACAATCAGTTCCAGATCTGGATCACACTGCTCCAGGATCGATTTCAGAGTCAACCGGAACTGATTCGGCCTGTTGTGATATGTCATTACAACGCTCAGCCTCATTTGTCACTCCCACCTTCCGAAATGGAACATAGCGATTCAATCTACTCATCTCTGAACAACTGAACACCTGCACTCCGTATTCCTTACGCATCACCTCCAAAGCCATAGGATATGGCACCATGAACTCTTGCAATTTCGCATCGTACTTTCGCCTGTCTCGATCCGCATAGTCCTTATGAAAATGTGTGCCTCCCACAGTCGCACGAAAATCATACCCAAGCAAGTAGATCTCTGTGTATCCCAGCACCACGGCCAACTGAAGACCTGCATAACCTGAGTCACTTCCACAATGGAAATCATCAAAGGAAGGGCCGACACCACCATATGCTGCCGCATGCACCACACGATCAAACGGGCTCAGATCATATGTGATACCATGCGCATTGTCCACAATGTGACGCTCATCCAAAACCTGCAACCGATCTCCACTGAATCCCACCACAAAGATCTTATCTGCTGGATGCCGAGAAAACTCACGCCGCTTGTCCGTGCGACACTTGTCACCTGTGATCCCATTTCGCAGAACCCATGTATAGTCCATGGTCACGAAGTACTTTGCATTGGGGAGATGAAAGAGAGACTGATTGACAGCTATCACATCCTTCCCATTCAACCATGAATAGTCGAATGTGGTTAGGGACGTACCGCCACCAACAATATAGCATGCCTTCTTCATTTCTTCCCACCTATACGGAATTAGACACCAGACAAAAACCCACCCCAAGACCGCTTCTCAAAGCATTGCAATGCACTGTCTGGGTTGAGGTTGAAAACAGAAATTCCCATCGCACCCAAGCAAGGACCTATCTCCTCAATGCAGTTCCGGAAGTTCTCCAGATTCCGCAATAGGCTCCTGATTGTTCCACGATCATACCCCTCGTGACAATGAGTCTTCACTGCGTTTCCATTCTCAATGACCTTGAAATCATATCCCAACAATCCAATCTGAGTACACCCAAGCGCCACTGCCAACATCAACGCTCCACACCCAGAATTGTTACCCTTGTAGATGCCCACGCCTAGGTCCAGACTCACCGCCTTCTTGCCCAGGTCCTGCACTACATACACGTTCTCATTGAACACTTGCCGCTGGGCTCGCATGAACACCTTGATCCCATCATACTGGCTCCACTCCCGATGAAGCTCATAGTGATCCTGGGACGGCTTACGATTCAGTTCCACCATCTCAAAGAACGTGTGGTCCATGGAATAGTGAACCTCAGACGGGTACAACTGAAACATCTTGTTGATCCCAATTGTGTGAATCCCATCCAAAACCCCAAAATCAAATCCCTCCAAGCTGGGACCTCCACCGAGAATCACACACCGCTCACCTCTCCAAGCACCAGACGGAAGCACATCCGACACTGGACGTGCCTTGCACGGCTTAGGACCTATCCTCTTCACAACGGTTCCCCTATGTGTATTGAAAGACATGCCCACTAGCTCAGCTCCACCGCTTGCAGATATCTCATATACGATGAGCCATCTTGGTACATGATCACCTGATCCCGATACCACTGCAAATCAACTGTATGAACCCCAGCCGCCAAAGAGGCATAGTAATTCACATCCAGATTCACGTAGCCCTGATCATCACCTGTCTCCAACCGACGAGTCCACTTCACTTCCCCATCAATTCTCAATCGGAAACTGTTGTAATACCGATCCGCACCCCAACGCAGTGGCACACTTCCAGTTATGTGAACAATGCCACCAATCGTAGTGATGCTCACGGACATATCTGTGATGGTAGCCCATGCCGCTGTGTTGTAGCTGATGTTGTCCGTACCTGTGGACTCAATCATCTGCGTAGTGCTCGACTGGGGATAAGCCAAAAAGGATCTAGCATCCGCAATTCGATCCCACGTCAGATCAGTGTCACCATTGACCACTGTCACCTCAGCCAAGACCATCTTCCCACCATACGCTGGAGCCGAAGGACTCACTGCCTCAGTGCCCTGTGCAATTGCAATAGCTCCTGCGGAAGTCACATAGACTAGATCGATACGGGAATTCGACGCAGAAGGAACCGCAAACGGACCCACCTTCTGATCCCCAATCCGCACCTTAGCTGATCCCGTATTCACAGTGCCACCACGCACGCGCACATACATCTCAGACGCCGTTGTTGCCTCCACACTCAGATTCCGCTCCAACACCATCGGAAACGTTCTATCTGAGTAATCAAAGCTGCTCAACGTGGCACCCTCAAACACACACTTGCCAACCACGATATCATTTTGCTGACGCGCAGAGAGACTTGCAATCGCATGCACCTCCACATAGTTCGCCACCAATTCCGCAAAAGACCAACGGAGAACCAAGTATGGAGTAGCAGATGAAATCGATCCACTGTCCAATGTAGTCGAATCCAGAGTAGCAGCTGCCGCTGTTCTCACATTAACCTGAGCACTCCCATCTCGAATCTCAGCCACCATAGCACTCAGTGACACCCTACTATCAGTGACCCTAGTCAGATATCCACCACTGTAAATTCCGACCGGAAGTTGGTCCAACAGCCGCTTGCCCCAATTCGCAGCCTTCGCTTCCTGGAAATAGCCCCAGGTGATTGTCTGTGTTCCATGATTAGTTGATCCCATCTCTTCTCTCCTATCTGCCAACCATTGCAATTGTGCATGCCCACACATGCGCATCCGCTGCCGAGGCATCCTGTGTGATCACTTCCAATCTCAAAGTCGTATTAGTGGCCGGAAGAATCAGGCCCTTATACGAAAGTGTGTTGTGCGCTGCCGGATCATTTTCGATCTCACATCGTGTGATTGATTGGTTGTAATCATCGTCTGCAAGCCACCAACTCAGATCCCCAGACAACACATGAAATCTTGCTCGCACCTCTGGAGAACTGGTTTGCCTCTGGAACATGATTGTGTAAGACAGCTCGTACAGGCGACCAGCCGGAAGCGTGAAGATTCCACCATATGCCACTGTGATGCCATTTGAATTGATCACTGTCCCGTAATTAGTCAAAGCTGTCCACGATGTGTTTCCACTAAGCTGATGACCAATTGTCCTTGTCAACATATAGTATGGAGCTGATCTCTTCAAGGCACCCGCCGAAGATCTCTCAATGGTTGTTCCATCCACCTTCTCCTGGCCATATGTCACATGGGGACGCACATCCTTGATCATAGATGCATTGATGCTAGTGGTTGTGCTAGTGATAGTCACCTCAGCCAAGACCACCCTTCCATTATACAACGGAGCTGTAGGAGATGCCGCTGCCACACCCGATGTATCCACGCCAACAGTGCCAGTGGTAGGATCGATGTACACCAAGAAGATCTGGCTATTTGATGCAGGAGCCGTCAATGCGTCCGTCAATTGGAATGGAACCAAGAACGACTGGGCATTGTCCTGAAAATAACCAGGATTCACATACATCTTCATGCCTGTGGCCGGAACCACCTTCAATGAAAACTCCTGTGTATTCGGGTATGATCGAGGATGAGTACTGTCACCATAATCAAACCCATTCAATGCGCCTCCACCTGTGAACGTACACTTCGCCACCACTAGATCAGTGGACACGATGCTACCACTAGCCACCGCCAAAATCTCCATGTAGTCAGCTGTGGTTCCAGTATATGACCACCGCAGAATGATGTATGGTGTGGCCGATCCAACTGTCACGCTCACGCTGGTAGTAGTCGCCACCCTCACCTGATGTGTGCCATCACCGATCTCACATACCAACGCCGACAAGCTCGCATGGGTATTGTCCACCACCTCTAGCGCACCACCCTCATAGATGCCCACAGGTCGGACATCCACAAACCGTCTGTTCACCTCCGCTGAATTTCCCGGAGCCCCGTATTTCAAACTCAATGTCTGATTTCCAACATCAGCAGGCATCGCACTCTCCTCTAGCTAGACAAGTCACTCTTGTACACTTCCACAACCACACGCAACTCTTCATTCGCTGTCTTATCAATCTTGGGAAACACACTCGCCAAGACCAACGTGTCTGTGCCACCCACATACAGCCCCAGCTCCGTGATGCCACTTTGCACCGTCGCTTTCGGTACAATGAACTCAAACGAGACCTTTTCCGCATCAAGAGTAATATCCGATGCAGCAATCGTTCCCGTCAAAACCGGATTCTGAATATCAAAATCCGTTGCCGACACGTCACCACCATAATTTCCAGTCCCCAGCACCCACTTCGTAATGGACTTGACAAAGCCCTCATCAGAATTGTCAAAGGTCATTGTCCCACCATCAAAGGTCCAGGACCCACTCGTAGCCTCATCAAAGTACTTCTGAGACACCACCCAATTACTCGTGATCCTAGTGAAAATACTACCACTCACCTCAATCGTATTCCCACGCTCATCCGTCTTCGGATTCAAAAAGATGATGTAATGAGGAACTGTATGAACTGGACGAGTCTCCTCGACCAGCAGCACAAAGTTGTCACTCAAACCAGCGTACCACAGGTAGTTCTGCGATCCATAGACACGAACCCGATCCAAAACCACCTCCGCACCAAAGTGCGGACTCTTGTAGTACGTCGAATCAAATCCAGGTGGATTCTCATCCTCATCGCCCACAAACCACTCCGTCAGATAGAAATTGACGTAGTCATTCGTATACATGTCCCAGATGTTAATAGCCAGCTGGTTAATAGCGGCAATCACATTGATCGAATCATACGTGCCCTTGACCTTGTACCAATCAATGGCATCCGTCAGGGTCTTTCTCAATTCAGCCTCCGTAGAATCATCCTCAGGAGGGAATGTGACCCCAATCAATGCACCCAGATACCGTATATACGTTGTGGATGCGACTGTGTTCGGTCCCAACAGCTTAATTATGTCCTCATTTTTCGTCAGCCAGTTTCCGACCTGAATCCCCAATTCCGCAACCAAATCCTGCAAAATCTCCGAATTGTGGAATTTCATCGGAAACAGAGGCATCAAGTCTAAAGGCAGATCCGCGATAACATCCACCTCAAACTCATGCTCCATCACCAATTCACGACCCACAAACGGATTGTGCTGATACACCTGCTCAACAGACATCTCAGCTTCCGCAGTGATCTCCCTGGAGTCTTCCTGATCCAAATAAAATGACTGATCCAAGTACCAAGTAGCCACGGCCTTCTCCTACGTTCTATCAATGTCTAACTGCAAATTCAAGATATTATACGTCACAGGGTCCGAAGGAAGTGGAGCCGCCGACCACGTGATCACCATAGGTGTTGTGTCAGTGTATCCCAACACATTTGTCGCCCGACACGTGTATGAGATCGACGTTGGAGACGACTGCGCTGGGGGAGAATATGAAGACCCAGTCTCCCCAGTAATCGGAGATCCATCCGCATACCACTGCAATGTTGGTGTGGGAGTACCAGACACTGTCACTGACAGTGGCGTCGGTGTTTGATCCACGTACAGACTTTGACTTCCTGACTGTGAGTCAAAGGATGGAAGAACATATCCACTTTCATCGCCCCACAATTCAAACTTAAGACTGGCTGAACCTGCTGTCCATGATGACCCACCATCAGCACTTTCCCAGAAGTCTCCAGAACCCCCACCAGCTCCATCAACACTGAAACTCATATCACCATTCGCACGTATCACTATCGCATATGTCCCAGGGACCAGGATAGGTGTGGTCGAGAAGAAAATATGAGCAATATATCTGGTTGAGTCTGCCCCTGCGTTAACTGCTGTCCATGAGCCGGAACAAATATCTACACCATCAGGCTTCCCGTCTCCGTCCACCGCCTGGAGAGAAATTGTCATTGTGCTTGTCTCGTACTGACGACTGACCCACAAAGAGACGCGACCGGGCTTCTTATACTCAGACAGAGTGAATGTCTCTGCCACCCAATCCGTCGCATTCACCTGATCCGCAATAGTTTCGGTGGTATATTCATCCAGCTTCTCAGATGCAGGAAAAGCCCATGTAACTGATGGGGCCACATCAATAGCATACAAAGCATCCTCTTCATCTGGACCATCCAAATCCACCACACAGTTTATGGTATCTGTATCCTCATCCCACACATACAGATTACCACCGTCACCTACGGAAGATAGAATGAATACTTTCCCACTCTCTCCATAAAGAGCACATGCACGAATTGTTTCCTTTGAAGGTGGACCTACATGGTTGTACAGCTCCGACCCAGCATAACTGACCACGCCAAACCCATCACCGATGACATAGACCTGATCAGAGTCTGATTGATCCACCACCATCCCACACTGGTACACTGTGTTTGTGCCCCACCCAGTCATCGTTGTCTGGAATTCACCCTGAAAACCACCAGCACCATCCTCCGCATGCCTTCGAAGTGTTGCCTCACCTGGATGCCATGAAAATACCTTTCCAGTAGATGCCTGTGCTAATGCGTTGATCCTCTCATTATCAGATACCTGAATGTACTCATCAAACACCTCATCATGAGCACTGTCCAACTTTCGGATGATGTAGTAGTCCGGACCAGACACATTGTTCTGATATCCATACCAAGTATTGCCATCATCGTCAAAAATGCAAGCATACGCCCCATCTACTGTTTGCGTCTCCTGATCTGTCACAGTGAAATCAGAATCTGTCCAATACAAGTCTGCTGTCCCACCACAGGATACAGTATTCCCACTGCTATCAACAGACATGCTGTAGATAGACCCAGATGTCACCCCACCACTGACGTAAGAACCATCAGGAGCCAATTTCCATATATTCCGAGTGCCATTTCCATCCCCATTGTCCCCAGATACACCTGCAACAAGAACGTTACCACTGGGCAAAATCTGAACACTGATGACATTGGCACCCGTATCATACGCCCAAATCTGGACCCCAGCCTCATTGAATCCCCAAACAGACTCATTCCCTGAAGATCTCACTCCCCCCATCACAAGGGCTAGAGAGGATGAGCTGACAGTTACTGTTGCAATAGAAGATGTGGCTGACCCTCCATTGTTCGTCACCGTACAAGTGTAAGCACCCGCATCATCATCTGTCACATCTGACACAGTGTAAACATTGCTAGTGGCCCCGGAGATGGGTGACCCATCCTTATTCCACTGATAGGAATAGCCACCTGTCCCACCTGATGCAACCGCTGTGAGAGACATGGTGTACCCTGTGTACACGGCTGTATCCCCAGTAATTGTCACACTAGACGGAGCCACCTCAGTGATGGAAGGGAAGTCCGCTGTATCCCATGTGGGCGACCCGTACTCTGTCAATGATGTACCACCTTGGAAGTCTACGCCACTATCCACCAAAGGGTAGTACGCCACCAGATTGGCCGCCTGAATCGCAGTTGGGTTTGCACCCGCTGCAAGCTGGGCAACCTCTGAGTCACTAAGCGCCACATTCCACACAGCCACATGGGCCATCTTCCCGTAGAAATGCTGAGTGGGAGATCCGATGGTTCGAATCCCAACCAGGAACTCATTTCCGTTAACTGGAGTCTGACTTGTAGTGTCAGTGCCCTTTGAGCCGCCATCAAGAAAACAAGCCCTACTAGCGGCACCTGTGAAAACCCCACACAAGTGTTGCCATGTGCCATCTGTGTAATCAGTGGTTGTGTATGCAATTCCCCATGCACTTGCATACGAGCCCGCAGCACAGTTGTTTGTAATTCCACGCGCCTGCAAAATATGGGAGTCGCCACTGCCTTCATGACTTGTCACTGCGTAAATATTGAGATGATCCACCGGCTTAATCCATACAGCCATAGTGAATGGGTACATCGGATACGCAATCAGCTGTGCGCCTAATGCCAAGTACTGACTTGATCCATTTAATGAAAGTGACATGTGATACTCCTACTTCATCTTGCACTTAACGGTCAGAATGATTGAGTCCCCATCAATGATGGTCCTCTCCACTCCAAACGATAGAACACCAATCAAAGTCCCTGTGTTGTCTGAAGACGTACCTAAGAATGCCCCATTCACAGGACCCAAATCACCACCCGATGCGGTAAAAGTAATGTCTACTGACACCACTCGCCAATCGTCTTCATGCTTCTCCAACGTGGGGAAGCCCACATCAGATCTCAACAACACCTGCCTTGTGTAGCCATACACACCAGATGTTGGCTCATTCGGAAGCGTAGACAATACTGTCGATTCCGAAATGGAACCGTTGTACATGCCCACATAGAAATTGGTCATTCCGAAATAGTTTGATGCCTTATCCCTATAGAACGAGTCCACAATGGCTCGCTCTCCCTGGTCCACGAGACGATTCTTCTTGTCCGTGACATTCCACAGAACCTGACCATCTCGCATGTGATTCACTGTCCATCTCTGCTCAATCATCTTTCACCTCACGAAACATTGGAAATGCTTACAATATCCACATCCTGAAGTTTACAAATCTGCCGGAACGTTGGAACAACATTCCCATTCTGCGCCTGTTGATATCTCACATACACCGCAGTGGTCCCAGCCGCCGTAATCAACACCTCACCTGTGCTGTAATTAACCGTGCCAGAAACACCCGAAGCTGTGAATGTCCCCGTCCCATCATACTGATCCACATCAGTGGCCACATAAGTGCCATCCACAAACAGACGAACCGTCCCCGGCTCAATCGATGTCACCTCCAGCAAGGCCCCCCAATCGTATGATGAATTGTAAGTACTCGACAAGGTCTTGTAGATCTCCAGATCCATATTCGCATACGCCACTCGATCCAGATCGTCTATCGCCGCCAACACATTACTGTACTTCACTGTCGTCCCCAATTTCGTTGTATCTCCCAACGAAAACTGACCATCCAACGCTGTCTCAATGTCAGCTTGGGTCTGAGACAAGGATTCACCTTCCGCAGCCATCACCCACAACCGAGGAATTACATAGATAATGACAGGAGTCACATACTCGTATTTCACCGTCAGCATGGATTTCGCATACAAAGCTGCGGACAGATTGGACTTGAACACCGAATCCGGAAGCTGCCACTCCTGTAATACGACGGAGATCTTCACTTTGTTCAACATTTCATAGTCTACTGTAGTCCCAGCCGCCTCGGCCTCCTCATTCTCGCCCCACACATTCACGTCAGCCACACCTGAGTAATTGCCAATAATGCTGATAAAGTCAGCCCGATTAACAGCCCTATCACCCGTCTTGAATACCTGTGGCGCTTCATAGCGGATCTCCTCAATGCTCTCCTCATCATCACCGCCCAGGAATGAGCTGGAATTCGTGACAGACACATTCGATACAACAGCACCATCCTCATCATAGATCGCATCATTGATAGTGGTGATGTATCCAGTATTGGTCACATTCCCATCCAGACCATCAGACTTCACATACTGAATGCGAATCACTGATCCAGAATCCGGAGCCTTACCATTGATATCATCCCCGAATTGGACAGTCACGGTTCCGTCCATCTCATCAATGACACGGAAATGCTCAGATGTCACTTCACTTGCATAGAATGAGGTGACTTCAGTCCATTCCGTCCCGTCCACGATCACCCGTAAAGTCGGATTTGTCGTTGATCCAGAATTCTCCACATTCGTATCATTGACCTCATATTCCTGATTCAACGATCCATCAGATGTGATGTCCGTCTGGATCAATTCTCCCTGGACACCTTCCACTGTCACTGATGTAGCGCCCTTCTCGATTGCTGCACTGGCATTCGTCAGGAACTTGACACCAGATGAATTCTGACACTCCGTATACTTCGGAATGTACACAATCTTGCTCAGCGCCAAAGGAATCGAAAATGTGAGATTTCCTGTAGCAGATGACTTCCGCTTAGGAGAGTAACCAATCAATGAAACCAGATTCACAACACTGGATCTCAATCGTGCTGTTGGAAGATACGACTCCTCCGCTCTCCGCTCTGTGTAGAACAGTCCCATGTTCAGCACATATGCCATCACCTCCAGAATCACCTCACCTGTACCAGATCGATACAGATCCTTCCAAGCATTTCTACTCGACATCCGATCCTGCAACTGAGACACAATGGTATCAAAGTCAAAATCCACATAGGAAAGGGTATTGGTCGCCATCCTATTCTCCTCTCATCAGAATCTCGTGTTCAAAAATCGAACTACCATAGCCCTTGATTCGAAACTTCACCACAATCGCTACCGCACTTTTGTCAGGATCGGTAGTCGCCCGCACTTGCTCCACGGACACACGATCATCCCACCGCTCAATAGACTCTTTCACGTCATGAGCAATAAACTTCATCAATGTGTCATCGATGTTCTCAAACACCATGCTACCCAGATTCGAGCCAAACTCTGGAAGCATGACACGCTCCCCCTTCTGTGTGCGCAGGATGTTATCAATGGAACCCATCACAGACGCAACATTTGTCACAATCTTGATGTCACCCAAACCATCCGGAATAATGCTCGGATGCAGATCTGACCAAATCACCTCAATCTTTTCACTAACAGCCATCGTATACTCCTACTCATGCGCATCACACAATCGCAGTGATAATTCCATTCACCACTGTAATCGTCTTATTGCCATCTTTGCTCTGAAATGTGCCACTCACTCCTGCTGTTCCACCCGTCAAATAACCTGCCACAGCATCAACCGTCCCCTGCACCTCTGTGTCACCAGCCACTGCCACGTCACCACCAACACTCAAGTCCCCACCCACAGATTCGTCAGCCGAAATACTAACACTGCCATCAGACGCCACATGGATAGTCCCACCAGACGGCATAGCCACGTGAATCACCTTGTCCGTATCATCCACATAAAGTGTGATCCCCTGTGCCGTCTTCACCACACGCCGATCTGGGTAATTTGTAGTCCGCTCTGTGGGTAGCCCATGTGTTCCGTCAGGAGCAGCTGCGAAATACACCGGCTGATTGTAATCTTCACCCTCAAAGAACACCCACACTATTGTGCTCACCTCAGGCACACAGAAACATCCAGCCCCTGATCCAGCCCCACCACCAAACGAAAACGGCATGGCAGGCACGGCCCAGGGAAGATACTGTGTATCAATGCCCTCAAACAGCCCACACACGTTGACACGCACACGACCATACTGCCTCGGATCGGCATTGTCCACCACCGTGCCCCGATAGAACCCACTCGTTTTCCATGTGCTCTTTTTGATGTCCATCACTTCTTCCTCAATGTGGATTCCTTCAGTGTCGTACTATTCTCTGTGTCAATTCCACAACGTGCCAAAAGTAGATTCGTCATGAAGGTAGAACCAAGAATATGGACCACACGCTTCACCATCCAATACCCAGTATTCTGATACGCACCGAACAACTCTCCATAGCCCATGGCATCACTGAACACCACCTTCACAATGTCCCCAGGTGATATATTTTCCAATCCCCATGTGCCTGCCCACATATGAATCGCTTCCGTGTTCTTTCGAAAGAACATGTTCTTGAATCGTCCCTCGAACGTAGATGAGAAGTCATTCGAACGTCCCGCACCCAGAATAGTCAAGCTGTCCGTGGACCTGTCACTATCCACCAAGTAAAACTCACTCAACGATGGGCAATCACTGAGAGACACCTCCGAAGATTTGCACACACCATTGTCAAAATCCCAATAACTGTACTCCTGCTTTTGTGCGCCAAAATCTGCCAGAAACTGCGAATTATCATAGATCCGATGATCAGTCACCGGAATGAAATCCTCATAAGGCTTGTAGCCCACGATCAGATTAGCCGACACAGAATTCACGAACAGCTCACTGATACTCTTGAACACAAGCACCTGTGCGCCTCTGACATTCTTAACAAAGCAGTAATACCCAGCCTCCCCATCATTCCCCAAGAGATTATCCCGCAAGTACATCAGCATCTTTGCGTTAGTCCAACTAGGCTGAATGAATGTCTTATCTAGTGACAAGGACGATCCGACTTCCGTCTCCTCAATCCCCAAATCATCATTTGCCATTGTTTCCAAATTGGTCTTCAGATCCCCTGTGAACTTGCGACTCCACTGCTTAGTGATCAATTCAGGAACACGCAACAAACCAGAAACCTCATAAGTATCTGAATTCAGAATCCGACGACGCTTCACCTCGAACTCAAACAAATTCAAGTTAGACAGATCCTCACTTCGTGTGAACTCCAATCCAATCACATTGGACGTCTTATCATAGGGCGCAATGTGTGACAAGATGTGCGTTGCATCATGCAGCACCATCTTAAACGTAGGCAGCAGTCGATCAATGTCCAACGTAATCGTCAGCTCTTGGATCATCTGCGGATAGACAGGCACTGTCTTTCCACCCACCGTCACATTCAATGTGTAGTTCCCTGAGAAATTCACTTAGGATCTCCGCAATCTGTACTTCTTCTGGAAGTTGTAAATGTCGATTCTATTCGGCACCGTCAGAACTGTCCCAGGATCGATGTCCACCAAAGGATTGCTGATATCATTCACCAACATCAGCACCCACCAAAACTCTACTGTACCGTACATCTTATGTGAGATCTTATCTGGACGCATATCGTCCTCACCCGTCACACGATAGTAATCCGGATCATAGGTCATCTCGAAGTTGCTCAATGGATTATACAGAAAATCCAATTGAGGAACATCATCAACCGTAAACTTTTGGTAGAAGTTCGACCGATTCATTACTCAACTCCCCTAGACAATGATGCACGATTGTATGCAGATTTCAGACTCTCCACTGTCGGCATCTCATAGGTCTCAAAGATCATGCTCACTGTTGCACTAACGGGCTCACCTGCCTCCGTAAACTTCGGAGGAACCAGCAATGTCACCTCTGACACGATCACATTCCAGAACGTCACAAAACTCCCCAGCTCAATGACGATCAAATCTCCACCCTTGAAATCATCAAAGAAATCAGACGCCTGCTGCACAGCCTTGTTTGCCCTTTTGTATGTACCCAATTTCTCCAGCAAAAACGGAGTAGGACCTGGAGGCCCCAACAACGGAACCTTCGATACCGCCTTGTCCGGATCAGCTGTGTACTCTGACGGCAATGCCAAAGACTGAAGAACTCGACACGGTTCAAGCACCTCCATTGTGGCATTCTCCACAGCCTCGAATCTCAAATTCAATGCCATAATGATCGGAGACGCCCCAGACCAAATTCGTCTACTCACCGCCTTAGAGATGAATGACTTTTCACCCTTCGTAATGGCCTGCGTCAAGATGTTCCCAATAGCCAATGCGTTCGTTGGTACAATAGGTTCCCATCGTGATGACACCTTCATCTGAATGTCATCCTGCATGAGCCCAATCACTTTGGCGTTGTTACGATACGACGTGATCTTCACCTTATACGCATCACCAACAACGCCCCCATCTGACACGTGACCATAATAGGTCATGCCACGTGCAGCTTCCGTATTCGTACTGCCCACATCCGCAGAGAACACATTGCTCTCTGGCTCTGGCACCACATTCTTTACCGTTCTCTCTCCTGGAGAGATAGGATTGATGTCCCTAGGATCAGCCATGATCAGTCCTCAAGTCCCAAACGCCCATTTGCTTGCTCATTCAACAATGCATCACCTGAATCATGTAGATTCGGTGGGAACATCGCACCAGTCACTGGATACTTCTCCGCTGCCTCACGCTCTCGGCGTGCCATGTTCTCATTGGCCTTTCGCATCAGTTCGATCTGCTCAGACATATTCTTGTTCAACTTCTGCATCTCAGAGGCCAGTGTGTGAGCCGATGGATCAGCACCACCAGCACGAATGATCTCGTCACGACGCTCCACCAACGAAGGACCAACATCCGGCCCCAATACGACCTCCCTCAGATCAGCCAACACGCCACTGGCACCCGAACGAGTACGTCGGCGCTCACGTTCAATACGCTGCTGTTCCTTGGCCAAAAACTCAGCCATATTCCGAACAGACATGTTAGCCTGCTTCGCCACAGACACGATGCCTTCTTTCTCAACCACCTTCATCCAATTTGAATAGGACTTCTCAGCCAGCTTCAGAGCCTCCTTCTCAGCATCCTTTGCGCCCAGCCAACTATCCACCGCCTTATGCAATCGCCCAAACTGATAGACCGCATGGCCCACGCCCACAGCCAACAGCGCAATCCCAGCACCCTTCGCAATCAACGGAGCCATAGCAGTACCCAGTAGAGCAAAGTCATCGACTGTATCCAGAAGTCTCTCCTTCAAATCAGCCACACGTCCCTTACCCTTCCCACGCATGTCTTTCAGTACGCTCAACAATTCCTTTGTGTACTTCGCACGATAGGCACCCTTGTTCCAGAAATCCATCAAATCACAGCTGCACTTCCCAGCACCCACACGACCCTCCAGATCCATGGCACGCTTTGTCTCACGTGCCACTGTCCCTGTGATTCCAGACAAAGAAGTTCCCATTCCACGCGCCTGTGCGAGACCTTCCAAATCCTCACCTGGCGCATAGGCTTTCAGTTTACTGGCAAATCGACGCTCTTGTCGTTGTCGGAGCTTCTTACCCAGACCACCAGCAATACCCGCCGCACCTCTTGCCACATCATAACCAGCACCCAAAAGTGGGGCAAAAGGACCCGCAAAAGTTGCCGCTGCTCCACGAGTCAGCTTACGGCCCAATTCTAGCGTCCCAGGAGCCGTTCTAGCCAAGAAATCCATGACACCCTCCCTCTGGGACCCTGCCGCCTGCTTCACGCCCTTACGGACGATCTGGCGCGTTATATTCAGATCCTTCGCAGAGATGCCAACTTCCCGCTGAACCTTGTCCAATCTCTCCCGCAACGCCTTGACCTGAGCCGCCTGTTCCATCAAAGCATCCTTTTTCTCCTCAATCTGACCAGTCAACTCATAAATCACTCGTGCGTCATCCCGATCAATACTCTTATTCTGCAAGACACTCTCGATAGTCCCGCGAACCTTCTGCACCAACATGACTGCATCATCGATCTCACGCTTCTGAGGACTGGCCCCATACATGGATGACAGTGACTTGAAGAAAGCCAAGTAGTCTCTGGTGTATTTGGCATGCAAAGCACGAAGCACTTTCATACTGTACTGATCCACACCAAACACATTCTCATAATAGAAACGTCTTGCTGCCATCCTATTTTCCCTTCATCTGCTCAGCTTCATCCTGCAACTGCTTTTGCAATCGACTATCAAACCAGTCCAATATCCGTGAACTAGTGTTCCGTAAATCACTCAACGTGAAACCCGGAACCCGATAGCACAGCCGGAACTCACGTTCCAAAAGTGTCTGTAAGGGCTTGACCATCTGGAAAAATGAAGTCAAGTCGAAAGGGAACCTCAACGTCCTCCTCATTCCCACACTTCGGACATTGGAACTTAGTAGACATGTCCGGTCCATGGTACATCTTCTCATGCCAAGATCGAATCGTAGCCAGATCCTTGGCACTGAACTTCTTCAGATCATACATCATCTCAACCACGGACTTTTCCGATACGATAGACCGTGCCCACTTGAACAAGTATGCCTCAGCAGCATTCGGAAACTTTTCGATCTCGATTTGATCACCTACCGTCAGTAGACGTAGGTCAACGGAACCACCAGACGGAAGCACCAGATGATATGGCTGTGCAAAGTCCTTCGGCAATTCCACCTTTTCCAGCTTCGTCAAATTGATCATGGGCTCGATGGACTCCAGGCAATGAGTACACACAGTTCGTACCTTCATATGCTCATTGTATGAATTGACGTACTCCCAGAGGATGATGTACAGCCGATCACCAAGTGTCAGCTCAGTGACATCAATTCCCCGCACCACGTCACGGAGCACCTGCAAGTACTTGGACTCCACGTTCACAGGATTGATCTGTGCCAACACGATCTCATCACTGCCCATATAAGGACGGACAGTAATCTCCTCTTGACTCACGCCATACGGAATGCATCTAGACGGCAACTGAATTGGAAGAAATTCACTCATTATTCTCTCCGGTCAAAGTGAGTGATTACAGAGAAAGACCTCCTTGTGTTAGGATGTTACCTGAAGCAGTAACAGCCCCACTAATTGTCCCACCTGCACCACCTAACAAACCTACTGTTTTTGCAGCTATATCCCCAGCCACATTCGTCACGCCCTCTCGGATAGATCCGATCAGACTGGTCATCTCCACCTGATCCACTGCAAACTCCACCACATACTTCACCACATCCTCGTCACCATAAGATAGATCCACAAACGGCTTTCGAATGGGGAATGCGCCTCTGATTTCAAAACGCACAGACTCCACATATGACCGATCATACATGGCAACGAACATGTTCTTCTTGTAGTGGTTCTTTGGGTAGTAATAGCCGCGACCATCGACCATCAAATGATACCATCCATGGAAATAGCTCAGGACCGAATTGTCCACAGGAGCCAAAAAGACCGCCTGAAATGTGCTAATGTCCTGCATCCCCGCATAGAAACGTTGGAATGCCCCATACTTCAACTGAGACAGCGCAGACATTCCGTAATCCCCAAACTGAACATCCTGGCAATACTGGGACACGAATAACCCAATATTGCCATTGATGTTGTGAGGTAGCAAGAGCTGCCAGTTATACTTCCTCTGAAGCATCCACGTCTTGGACAATCCAGAAAAAGCCACTCCAGACAAATCAAATCCCAAGGTCGCCATTAGTCCACATGCTCCCAACGGTCGTAACTAAACGTTGCATTGAAGTAGATTGATGTATCATCCTCATAATTCAGAGGCACATCATCCACATTCTGCACGTACATACCAATTGCCTTGATGGTCATCCAGACTTCACCCTGCATACTCAAACACCGCAAGTATACATCAGTCTTGATAGACACATCCGGACCTCCGATACCTGTCCTCGCACTGGTGATCGCTTCCGACCACCCATGAAGTGCATCGAACACCTTCCTGTCCGTACCCTCAACGAACGTCATTGCCCACGTGTGTGGCATCGTCAGCTTTCCAGGAAACTTGATCCCAGGTGTGCCCTTGAATGGAATCAAAATCTCCCCATGACTACGGCCCGGAATGACCGTAGTCTGACAGCGAAGATCCATCACATCTGAATCCCCTCCACCAATCGGATTGGTGAAGAGCATTTCCCACAAGTATGTCTTTGCAGGATTGGTCAGATTGTTTTTCAGAACATCAGCACTCATATCAGCCATGATACTTCTCCTTCTCAGCTAGAATCCTATCTTAGAAAATCGCCCCACGATCAATCAGCTCCTCAAAGGTGGCACCAGTGGTCGTAACAACAGTCTGAAGACGGATAAACTCAGCCGCACGTACCGGCTTCACAAACACATCGACACGCAGTTCATTGTTGTCAATGACTGCCGATGTGTTGTTTGTGCTGTCACACAGCACGTGATACCCATCATCCCCAGCCTCCGTCTGGAATGCGCCCTGAGTAGACAGCTGCCCAAGATACTCATCCAACAATGCCGTCGCTCGGAACCTAGTCGTTTCATTGTTTGGCTCAAACACAAAGCTTCTCAGTGAGATCGCCATAGCCTTCTCAATGATGATCAACATTCTACGAACGTTGATGCTGCTCAATGCCGAGAACTTACTCTGGAGCGTCTTCTGCCCCCAAATCACCGTCCCTTCTCCTCGGAACATCTGGATCGGATTGATTTGAGCCTGATACAACGTATCGCGCTCACCCTCCGTAAACACATATGACGGCGTAATCACGTCCAACTGTCCACGATTGAAACCAGCTGGCGCATACCACGTATACGCCACGAAGTCATTGTATGCCATCTGAGCCGCCGCATGCCCACTCGGTGGAACATAGATCAGCAGATCATTGTAAGGATCATGAATCTGAACCCACGCCGCATACATGGCCGCATAATTACTGTTTGCATTCAACGTCGTATCGCGGAATGTCACCATGTCAGTCACAGACTGGACTGATGCCCACGGAATATCCAGCAATGCAATACAGTCTGCACGTGCTTCCGCAATAGAGATCATCTTATTCTGAACCGCCACAGCCGTCTCACCACCATTGATCAGGATACGAACATCCACATCATCCGGATTCGCAAACTCATCCCATCCACTCGTCAGATCTGAAGAGCTGATAGAACTTCCATCCGCACCTTGAGCCAAAGCCAAAACTGTAGCTTGCGCCTTCGGTAGAACTGTGTCAGCAATGGCTGTATTGTCCGCAACACGGATGTACTTGCTGATGCCGTTGATCCGATCCTCCAGATTCAACTGCTTCCCAAAGCCATCCACCTTGGTCTTACGTGAAACCTTGAACAGCTCCACCTGCTCATCTTCCCCATCCTCGTTGGTGTAATACACCACGATCTCAAAGGTGTACTGGTCGGTGATCACCGTATCAGAACCCGTCTTGATGTTCTGGATCTTGATCTTGACCTTATTGTCCCACACACCAGGATCAGCCCCAACAATCTGGAACAGAACATCATCATCCAACCCAGAAGCCACGCCAAACGTCGCACTCGCCTTTCCACTTGAAATGGCTGCATTCGCTTCCGATGATGTAGACGCCATGATATTCACACCACCATACAAGGCACCATTCGTCACACGCAAACAATACAACTTGTTACCTTGTGCCAAATATGCCAACGCAGCATAGTGCATGTAGTGTCCCGAACTAGGATTAGGCTCACCATAGTTCTCGATGAACTGCTGGGTATTCGTAATCAATAGGATCTCGTCCACGCTCCCCTTCGCTGAGTATCCCACCAGCGCGGCTGACGAACTTGCAAGGGCAGGGACCACATCCGACAAATCCTTTTCTGTAGCGTAAACGCCTGGACTCAAATAGATCGACATCCTTATTCCTCCTCAATCTCTGTGCTACCTCAACTCTTTCTTGAGCTTCACACTAACAATGAACTGTTCCGTATAGTGCCTGCCACTCACCCCAATGTAGTCCCTGTAAAAGACCACCTTCGTCAGGCCCTTCTTATCCACTGACCATCGGCCAAACATCTTGTTCACACCGACATCCCCCAACCTCCTATCCATTTGCTGTGGTGTAACTCTCCTCTTTCCCCTAAAGTTCTCTGGGTCCTTATGGTGAATCGTGAGCTTGCCCCAGCGTCCAATGCGTGATAACCAGCCGGGAACTGTCACGTCAAACGTGCATGGAAGAATCTCCGGATCAGCCAACTCATCCTTGAGTTTCTTCACCTCTGTTGGTGAGAGGATTTCATACAGATGAATACCCGCAATCATCTCAAACAATTCCATCAAACACCCCACTTCTCGACAATACCATCCACTGTCGCATCCACCAACGTCTCCACAAAGTACAGCAATGTCTGATCATTCACAGAATCATACACAGCACCCGTACTCGCAATCGTATACATCTCATCATTCGATGTAGACTCCACGATCTTCACCTGATCACCCACAGCAAAGTCCGTCGCCCAATCATTTGCTACCGCAACCGTATTGGCAGTCAAGTCCACGCCCACAATTCCATACTGCTGCACACGATCCAATCGCAATGCTGCTTCCAACTCCGTGTCCTGCGATGAATCCTCTACCACAATTGAGCTGTAATCTGTTACAGAATCCTTATCGTACACCGTCAAGCGAACCTTGTTGATCACAATGTCTGACCCATCTCCCGCCTTCAATACCCATGCATCAATAGCCAAAGGCATGCGCCACACAAAGTACTTGCCAGTCGAATAGATCTGCTCGATATCTGACTCATCCACTGTCTCAGAAAAATGAAACTCTGGGTCCAGTGTATATGTGTCATTGTAGGTCACTTCAATCTTCGGATTATCGTGTTGCCACGTCGTATACTGCTCAATCGCCTGATAGATCAGATCCAGGCTTTGACTCCAGAACCACACGCCGTATGCTAAGTCCAATGGACTCGCTGTGACGTTGATAATGTCATCGCCAGACTGCACATTGAATCCACGGCGCGAAACAACACTACGCTGACGAGCCCAACTGAAGGCCGTCCCCATTCTCCACACGTTCGCCGCTGGAACACTCAAATAATCCCTTGCCCGTTTCTCCGAAAACTCACGAAGCGCCAAACCCTTCGGACAGATGCACACAGACAAATTGATCCGATCTGCGTCCGCATCGGCCAAGCTGTTCCAACTGAACACAGACTTGAACCGATCAAACACCAATGATCGAACCGCAATGTCATATCCTTGAAGGAAACTAGCCATGTGCCTGTCCCAAAATCTGCAAGAAGCAATTCATCACCAACCGCTCAAACTTCACTTCCAAGTCAGTCATGTACTTCTTGAACCACTCCTCTGCGAAACCCTCTGGACCCACTGGGAGCCCACGTCCTCGATCTACAACATAGTCATTGTGCATCTTGGTCGCAGCCAATGCCGCCCCGACCCACACATGATGTCGCCGCTCAATCGCATAGTCGAATACCACCTTGACTTTCATTCACCTCTCCCAAATCATGAGTAGCTGTCACTTTCTCTTTGATCTCATCAAAGTTCTGCACATCCACATTCTTCATCTCATCATTCGGAGCCAGATGTGTAACTGCACCACCATGACGAACAGGGATCGATGTATCGCTTGCGTTTTTCAAACGTGATAATCTCATAGCTTCTTCCTCCTAGGAGCCGCCGAATACGCCTTCAGCACCATCGCATCATGCATTCCACGCACCCCAATGTTCACAATCTCAAACTCCTCAGCTTCCGTAAAGTTCGCCGGAATGTACTGAGCATTCAACTTGAAGTAGCTATGCTGAACAATGTCCACATTCACCACCTCACCACTTTGATTCGTTGCCTGATGCCCAAACCACACCAGGATCGGCAAAGTCTCTTCCGTAAAAAGCCCAAACTTCTTCAACCGATAGTTGCTTGGATTCCATTCCACCCAGCAGTTCGCAGAGTACTGCGTATGCACATAGTCCTCCGGAGTAGAGAAGATGTCCTTCTTCTCCGCAGTCGCATAGCTTGCGTCCGTTGGGACATACAACTGACAGGGAATCCCTACCGCCAACAACACACAATCCAAGTGCTGACGAAGAACATCCACTGTCCGCTGAGGTATCTGTCTACTAGGCATTGTCCATCACCCTAATCTGAATCTTCGGCCCTTCTCCCTCACCTGTGATGAACTCATAGATGAGACTCCCATCTTCACCATCTTCCTTTGAAGAGTACCAATATCCTTCCGGCAACGCGCGTGCCAGGGGATTCACGATGCGCTCTTCAATATCCTTTTCATCCATTGCGGGCTTGCTGTCCGCTGCCTGCTCGAATAGGTTCTCAAACTCCATCAGTCCACTCCCAGGATATCCTTAACAATGTCCACTTCGTCCCCCGTCACCTCACCATCATCAGCTGCCACATCCTCCAGGTCACCGATGACCTTCAAGTAACGATATCGATCCATGAACTTGAACAATGCATTTGCGTCGTCCCACTCTTTGCTCAGCTCTGCATCCTTCATGGCTTGATCAGGAGTCACTCTGCTGGCGCGCTTTCGAACATCCACCATCTTCTTCCGCTCACCATACAACTTATCAATATCCTCCTCGATCTCCTCCAACTTCGCCTTCAGCTTCGCCAGCAATTTCTCCTTCTGCTCCTCAGGAAGATGCTGAACAGCTTTCGAGATTGTCTCATAGTCAATCACGTCACGCTTCAACTCTCCCATCAATAGGTCAGCGTCCCCAGCCAGATCCTGAAGTTCATCGAAAACATGTGAGAAATCATCATACGGATCGTAGTCTGTCCCTACCACCTTCGGACCCTTCAACCACTCATCCCGCACCACATGATACACGCCATCAGACGCCATGTCCTGTGACTCATTCGTCTGCAAATAGACCTCGATAGGGTGCTCACCAACGAATGCGCCCAACTCTTCTCGGTTCGCCTCGAACCACTTCTTCACCTCAGCCCTTCCATCCTCATCGTTGAACAGTTCCTCGTCCTCAGCCAGCACCACATGAACATCAATATCGGCCTCATCAGAGTACTGATTCGTGCAGATGGAACCCACGATATGGATAGTGGGCTCTCCATCCTCTTCCTTTGCCATGCCCACGATGTCCCTATCCGGGTATTTATCTAGAAAATCAAGAATCTGTTCCTTGACCTCTGGGCGCAGCACATAAGAATCCTCACCCTTCGCCTCCCACACCTGAGGATCTAGGCCCTCTCGTGGGAAATCGATTGAGGATTCTACGATGTGAATGAAGTCACCGAACATCAACTCATTCCTTCCAGTTCCTTTGCCATCCGCTCCATCTCAGAGCATGCGTCTTTTCCTTCTCAGCCATCTTGGCCTTCAGCTCCGCTTTGCGAGTCTCCGCTGCATGATCCTCTTCCTGCTCGTCCACACTCTCCTCGACCAAAGACAGGGCCTTTGGCACCACAATGTGGCGTAGATAAGCCTGACGAACGTCTCCAGGCTCATTCATTGGATCAACAAGGTCCTCCAGCGTGCTCAGAGCATCGATCATAACGTCCTCATCCGGCCACTCATTCGGGATAGCACCCTTCTCTACGGCCTGACGAATCGCATCCTGCTCACGGCGATCAATACCCTCAATCTCACCCACCAACTCCAGAATACCTTCCTGAATCTGCCCAATAGGCAGAACATCTCCAGAGTCGCAGTATAAGCATATACGCTCATTATTGCGAAATGTTCGGCAACACTCGTTACAAAGATGCAAAGGATGTGCAACATTTTCCTTGATATCCTTTGATTCCTTTGTCTGCTTCTTATCCGGCTTGGCAGGGGTCTGCTCCAGCTCCGAATCCTTGACCTCCTCCGGAACCTCCTCAGTCTTGCTCTTCGCCTTATTCAGATCATCGTCACGGTAGTCCTCCATGTTGTAGTCTTCCGCATCGATATTAGGATCATCCTGCACATGCATCGTCTGAGGAGCCTCTTCCGTGTCTGTCATGGACTCCCGGATCTTTCTCATGTCCTCATACAGGCTCGTCATGTCGGTCTCAGTTGGATCAAACATCACTTGTCCTCCTTCTCATCCTTTGTCAAGTCCAGCAAAGTGACCTTCTCTGCATCAATGTCTGTCCAGCCACCCTTGCCCTTGCCCTCCCAATCAATCAGTTCCTTGACCTTATCTGTAGTGAACATCCCACGTGTCCATGATGCAACGCGCGTTCTGCGTCCGACCTTATACATCGGCTTCACGCAGATAGGCAAGGAGGCAAATCGACAATTCAACAACTTCTGCACAATCCCTGGAACCGAAGGTCCCTTCAGGACACAATCCAGAATCGCCAACGCATGCTTGTCCTTAGGCAGCATTGAGATTCCCTTTTCCGATGTTAATCGGTTAAACAAATCATCCACACCAGTCCCAGCATTGGATTCCGCATAGTCACCCAACACTCGCAACAGTCTCTTGTAGATGCTGACATCCTTAGCCTCTAGAATCTGTTCACGTGTCATTCCGTTTCCTCCTCAGCTCATCCTCAACTTCATCATCCACATCTACATCAGTCGAATCGATGATAGCATGCTCCAGCAGCTGCAACAGCCCTGGTGTGAATCGTTCACCCTTTGGGTATACCACATTCCCAACGCGCTTTATTCCTCTGGCCAGCTCTTCCCACCGATCCAAAACATCTGTATCACCGACATAGATTGTCTCCGACACATTGTACAGGGGATCTAGAGCAGCCTCAAAGACCATTTCAACTCCCTCATGAGAACTGTGCATCCGTGTCCCATACAGATAATCATTCGCCTTGAACCCATCAAATGAATTCAATGGCTCACGCTCTGCCATAGCCTCAATGAGCATCTCCAGATAGCCACGATCATTGCCATACTTCTGCAACAAAGTACCCGCCAACTTCTGAAGATCCCGAACCTTCTTCTCCACAGAAACCAATGGAGCACCCGCTGTCAGGTATCGATCCACGCCAAACCGACTCTTCCACAATAAAGCATCCCGCTCTACGAAATGGAACGGATCGCCCTCGAACAACCGTGTCAGGGACGGTTTCAAGTCCTCACGTAACTTCGTCATGTCCTCGTCCATTGCCTCCTCAAGCGATTCATGGAACTGCGCCGCCAAACTCTGCTGACGTCCCTGACCACGCAAAATCCTTGACAAGTCCCTTGGAGATTTCAAATCAATCACATCACCACGCTTATCTAAGTCACTCTCTGTGTTGGACTCATCCTCAATCACAACACGCGCTGTATTGTGCAACTTCGCCAATCCCTGAAGAGCAATAACTTGATCTGAATTTGGAGTCCCCTCATAGTCCAAAGCCATTTCTCGTCTTGGATCAGAACTGATACGAATAGCCCCAGTATCCTTCAGCTCACCATAATCACCCATGGTCAGTCCCGTCAAGTGCCCATCAGGCATCGGAACAAAGGTCCCGTCACTCAACAACCAAAACTTGATAAAAGGCTCCTCTTCTATGGTCGAGTTGACCCACAGATCCTTCTCTGATGTTGCCGCTTCATTGTCATCCAACAACTGCTGCTGCACATCTGGAAGATCATATGCGCCCTCTTCCATCTGGGCCTTCTTTTTCTTGCGCTTCCGAGCTGGCTTTACCACGCCCAATTGAGACGGAAGGTACGCCACGTTATCCTCCGTGGTTGTACCCTCAGAACCTGGAGCAGACACCCCAGATCCAGCCTCTTCTTCTATGTGATTCAAAAGGTCATCGTAACCCATCAGTCACCTCTATGCTGTCCAGATCTTCCGCTTGTCCTTGTCCTCTTCGTCCTCATCCTTTTCTGGCTCTTCAGGCTCTTCGGTCTGATCTGGTAATTCCTCTTTCTCTGGCTCCTTTCGAGCCTTAGCCGGGCGCTCTTCTTCCTTCTGAGGCTCCTCCTCACGCTCCGGCTTCTCCGTTTCAGGTTCCACCTTACGTTCAGGCTCTTCTTCCTTCTGAGGCTCCTCCTCGCGTTCTGGCTCCCTTTCAGGCTCCTTCCTAGGCTCCGCTGCCCTTGGCTCTTCCTCAGCCTTAGCGGGCCGCACAGGCTTCCGTACAGGCTCTTCCTTAGCTGCCTTACGCTTCTTCAACTCCTCCCCAGCTCTCTTGAACTTCTCTGCCTCAGCTCCAGCTTCCTGCTCGACCTCACCAATCAGCTCAGGATAGAAATCGTTCAGCCACTTCGCCACCGTGTCCGCATAGAACGGCAGTGCCTTGAACAGATTCTGCAAGTGCTTACAATGAGCACCATATTGTTTTGGATTTCGAACATTGGGAGCCCGGTTCTCAGGGTCCCCATACTTCGCATCATACTTCGGACGACTCAACACATAATCGCCACCCCAGTACTTCTGAGCAGGACAACTACATTCCAACTGAATATCCGCACGCTTCAAGAACTCACGCGACAACTTGTTCAGGTTGACCTTCGTCCGATCCTTGTTCCACAGCCGTCTGTCCGCAGCCAGCTTCCGCAGCAAAGGCTCCACGCCCTTGAAATGCAACACGGCATCGTACCACACATCAGACTTAGTGCCACTGTGAATCTTCCACTTCCATGTTTCCTGGTCCACATTCTTCAGACGGAGACCGCCCTTATCCTGGACAGCCTTCACCCGATCCGGAAACTGAGGGAACAACTTCCCAATCGACTTCTGCTTCCTACGAATCTGAGATGCAGTAGCCTCATCCATGTCAAATTGTTCAAACAAATCGTTGAACACGTTACTCTCCTTCTTCTTCGTATGGGAATGCGCCAACAGCGCCCTTCATCGCAATCCGAACCACCTTGCCCTCAGCCATATCTGTGAGGAACGCCTCCTCTACCTCGATGCCCCAACGAAACCCATGCTTACGAACCGCATTAAAGATCCCCTTGCACACCTCATCAATATTCTTACACGCCTCAAAGTCATGCTCCATCACATACTGAGTAATGTATCGCATCCCAATCACTTGAATCGCCTGATCATAGTCCTGCACATTCAAGATTGCCTTCCGTGGATGTCTGATCGAATACACAATACCACCACTCACATAGATGGTCTTCCCATTCGTGGTTGTCAGCACCTGCTCAGGTAGGTCGATGACTTGTGACACCACATTGACCTTCCTCACATTCTGAAACAGGGGACAGTACCAATACCACCCTGGCTCCAAGTCCTTTACCCTGCGTCCAAATGTCACTCGAATGCCTGACTCGTCTGGTTCCACAAAAGCCCATCTCGGAAACCAACAGAACACTTTGTCAAGAACATTCAATACCCAGTGCATTACTGTCTCCTGATGAACGCGATCCACCTTCCGTTCGCTGCCAGATCCTCCTGAAGCTTCTCCATCTCAGCCAGCCCCTCATCTACTAGAGACTGACCATCAACGCCTCCAGGCAGAATCATATTCGCCTTCCGAAGTGTATTACCTTCCACCTGCTTCACCAACGCCTTGAAATACCGCAGCAACCAATCATTGATGTACTCATCCTTGATGTCTTCAGACTTGGTGATTCGTCTAGTGCCCAACACAAACACACTCGTTGTTCCGCTCGGCAAATTCACGCAGTACAGATACCCGCCTTCTTTTTGATCCTTCGCTGGCTCAAACGTCCATCGAAAATTTGTCCCCACATAGATACGGTAATTTCGGTATGCCTCAGACTGGAGAATCATATCTGTGGTGTAGTTGTCCAAAACCATCACACCCAACAAAGACCACATTGGATGATTGTTCCAGATCCAATCCGTAGATCTACTTGGGTAGACCTGGGCTACTTGTTTGATCTCCGGAGGCAACTGCGCTCTCTTCTGAGAAGATGTGTAAGACACCATGGTAGAGACACGGTATGCAGAATGCGTATTCCAATATCGGATTGCATTCTCCAAACACTGCTTGAGTGTTGCATCCTGTGTCACCAGTGTCAATGGGGCAAACTCAGCCTTGATCCAAGTCAAGTACTTGGTTGTGTTTCTCTGACATGCCAGATCATCACTTGTAGCGCCATACATCTGTCCCTTATCATAGTCTGTATGCCCTGCCACCACATACTTGACCCAATAGGTATAACCAAGCCCATCCGCTCCTGCTGGCTCATCAAAGGTGTAGGTATAAGTTCCTACTGATGGGTTTGACATGGCTACGCTGGCCGCTACCATGATCGCGTTTGTGTCGTTCCTCTTCACACCCCAAGATGCATCCGGACTCTCCAAAACCACAGATGTCGGATCGTATGGTGTTCCATTGGAATTAGTGAATGTCTTTGTTATTGTCACCTGACTCATCTGCACCACCTATCACACATGATCGATTTCACTAGTCCAATCGCCCTCGTCTTCCTCTTCATCCTCCTCTGGATCTTCCTCCTCAAGCTCCTCCATAAGCTCTTCCACACTGCCCACCTCTGTCAGATCTTCCTCTTCCAGAGCTGCAACAGTGACCTCATTCGGAATCTCCTCTGGATCAATCTCCACCTCTGGATCATTACTCAACTCCAAAAACTGCTCCCCATCATGCAAAGCAGTTGGAAGCCCATTCTCCATAGGTACAGGGATCACTGGAATCATCTTGCTCTCCATCGCACCCTGTGGCGCAGGCTTGATCACGCCCAGTGACACATATGCATCAAACTCCTGCATATTCTTGAACTGCACCAACTTCACTTCACCTTCTACCAACCAGTGATGACCCAGAACCGTGTTGAGTGATTGATCCTGGAGGGACTTGATCATCATCTCCACCATCTCATTCTCTCCTTCTTTCTATATAAAAAGCAAGAGGGGTTAGGCTCCTAGCCACAAACCCCTCCTTGAACCCCCTCTGCTTTTCATTCACACTTACTCATCGATTACGTACCCTTGACATAACCACCAGCCAAGTTCGCAATCGTACCCTGACAGAACAAACCAGCGTTGATGACCTTGAACGCAGCCGAACTCAGGAAGCCCTTCTGCGAGATCAGGTCACTGGTTGTCAGCGTCGGAGTAGCGAACAACGGAATGTACGGACAGTACACGAATCCAGCGTAGAGGTACTGATCTCCACGGAACCCAACGGTGTAACTGTTGGTGCTCTTGAACGGATTCTGGATGACCGTAATCTGGTTGTTCAGAGTACCGATCTCCATCGGACCAGTAGGCTTAGTGTCCGTCTTGACTGGACTGAAGTAATCCTTGCCCAGCTGCTTCAGGACTCTCGCAACATTGTTGCCAACGACGGCGAACGTTGCGATACCTCTCTTGGTCTTATCGAAGATCAAGTTCGATGCCTCTTCGAACCGATCAATGAACTCTTCCTTCTTGTCCTTCCAGGTTTCACCCTCCGATGGACGAGCATCCCACTGGGTGATGGTTCCAGCCGAACTTGAAGAGGCCGCAGCCGTATCAATTCGATCCAGACCCTCCTGGTCGATGGTGAACTTCACCTCGGAACCCAGGTACTTGACCAGTTCACGCTCTAGGTCGATGCCATGAGCCTTCTGCAAGTCAATCTGAGCACCCAGTGACCAATCAGCTCTCAACGGATAGTCTACCGCCTCAACGGCTGACTGCGTGACGCTGATGTCCACTTTAGGCACACCATCACGACGATCATACGCATCCTTAGGCAGGTCGTACTGATAGTCGTAAGTCAAGGAGATCGTAGAACCAGAAGTCGCACCCGAAACCGTGATGCTGTACACACCAGCCGCAGTGATCGTACCACTGACAGTGTAAGGAGACACGCTCGCAAACACACCAGCCGCACTACACGTACCGATTGTGGTGTA